TCACCGGAGCTGATGTCGCGCTGTAAGGCCACCACAAGGTCCGACAACTGGGCGATCGAATGACTGCCGCGTAGTTGGCCTAGTGACACTGAAGCGCCGTCCTCGTGGCCCTTGTCGCCTTGTACGCGACGCAGGTGAGAGATGAGGATCATCCCGATGCCGGTCTCTTCGACGAAGCTGCGGAGCTTGGTCATCACAATGTCGATCAGCTTGCGCTCATCGTTTGATTCATTGCCAGATAACAGAATCGAGAGGTGGTCAAGAACAATCCACTTGACCTCGTGGTTCATAACTAAGAACCGGATGTCATTGAGTAGAGAGTCAGGATCAACGGAACCGAAGCCATCCCGTAGGTAAACGTGAGAACTTCCAAGGGTATCTCGGAATGCACTCTCAAAGTCTTCCTTAGGAATCTCATTGTTTAGGTGCAGAGGTTTATTGGCGGCCACCGTCATGAGGCGGAGACCTGTACGTTTAACACTCTCTTCGAGTGCTATGTACCCTACATTTTGCTGTTGCTTAATTAGCGAGACAGCAATCTCACCACAAAGTGTGCTTTTGCCCGTCCCGGAGCCAGCCGTGATGGTGACGAGCTCTCCCAGCCGCAGACCACCAGTAACGGTATTGAGCTGAGAATAAGGGTAATCAGCATCCCTGCCATGAAGCGGCGTGGATACCAGGTCGAATAGATTTCGTCCATCAATAATTGATTTGGGACAGTAGCTGTGCTTGTTCCATACGGCTTGACGGATAGCGTCCGTGTCGCCTGCCTGAACTGCTTCACATGCGTCCTTGTATTGAGCAAGGGGAGCAATGAAGACTTTATTAGGCGGGAACAGTTGCACACACTCTTCAGAGGCTGTGATACCTGCGTCGTCGTTGTCGAACATCAGGATGATCTCGTCAAACCTCATGAGGTAGTCGAGCTGAAGCGACAGTGCTTTCTTTGCACCTTGAGCGCCATTAGGGACGCTGACAACGGGCCAGTTCGGGCGTGCCTGCCAGACAGCAAGCGCATCGAACTCTCCTTCAGTAATGACAATTGTCTTGCCTTTACCGAACAGTTGTTGGCCGAAGAGTTGTTTATCTTCGTTCTTCCCGGTCCAGTGAAACTCCTTCGATTGGGGCCGCTCTTTATAAGCGACAACCCGACCAGCGGAGCTGTAGTAGGGGAAGCGAATGACAGGGCCAGCATCGACCCTTACGTTGAACTTCTTGCAGGTTGACTCGGTTATCTTCCGAGACCTGATACCGGAGAAGTCGCCGGAATAGGTGAATGGGGTTGACAATCTAGGAGCTGCAGGCGTGAGGGATTCACCAGTGCCGCGAGTAGAATGGCCACAGCTGAAACAGTAACCTGAGCCGTCAGAATAGACAGCGAAGGCATCCGAGCTGGGGCACTCTGGGCAATGTTCATGTCGAACGAATTCGTTCTCATCAGACATTCAACTCCTCACAAATAGCGACGTATTCGCGGAGCTCCTTAAGGATCTCTTGGAAGGGGACGCCATCTTCCTCAAGGGAGACAACGAACTGGTCGATCTTGATGATCAGGTCAGCCATGATGGTGGAATGTCGGGGTAGATACACCAATCGAAGCCGTGCTTATCAGCCCAGTCTCCGTAGGTGGTTTTGGATTGCTTACTAAGGGTGTTATTGCGCTGAAATACGAAACGGATATCTAGTTCTGGATGTTGCTTCTTAACTGCGAGCATCTTGCGTCGATCGCTGGGCTTAAAGAAACCCTTGCATTCGATAATCACCCCAGACTGCAAGAAGAAGTCGGGGGTGTATTTGCTCTCGGTCACATAGGCGTAACGCTCAGCCTCGAAGAGGTACGCGACGCCTTGCTTGTCCAGATACTTAGAGAACCGATCTTCCAGGCCAGATCGGAAGCCAGCCATCAGAAGTCGTAGCTCTCGCCGTCTCCTGTGGTCTCTTCTGCCTTACGGACTGCAGGTTCGCTGGCTTTGTAGCCCTCGACCTTGCCGAACAGGGCGTTGACGTCATCCACGCTCAGGTCACCCGAGTCAACTGAACCGTTGCCGGTGGCCAGCTCGATGATCTGTACGCCGAGCACTCTCATGGAGGTGCCGACCTTCTGCGGGATGCTGTAGGGCTTCTGTTGAACGATGAGGCGAACCTTGGTGCCCTTGCGGACATCGCGGAGCACTGCCTTGTCGATCACGTCACCCTCGGAGTCGACGAAGATTGGCTCAGGCTTGGGCTTGCTTTGGCCGTCACCTGCGCCGTAGCTGTACTTACAGACACCCTCGTCATTCCAGGGAGCGAATGCTTCCTGAACACGTCCGGTTGCCTTGGACTTGGCCCACTTGAGCAGCTCTTCACGATCGCTCTCGGCTTCTGCCAGAGCTTCGGGGCTCAGCTTGTAAGCGAAGCAGCGGTTGTTGAACTTGCCGGAGTCCTCATAGACGTTGATGAAGCCTTCGAGGGTGGAGTTGAAGACGTAGCGGTTTGCCATGGTGTTAGTTGGTGTAGTGGAAGTGAGTTAGTGAGGCTTATTTGCCTTGGCCTCTGTATTTCTTCTTGCCCTTGAAGGAGCCGCGCTTGCGGCGTCCATCACCGATCGAGGTTCTCTTCTTGACGGGCGTAGGAGCGTTGGCTCCAGAAAGCGAACGTCTGGCCATAGGTGTCTGGGTAGCGGGTTGGTAGGTGTTCGAGTCGGTCGCGTAGATCCGCGATCAGGAGGTGGATGTAGACCTCAATTGAGTTCTGCATCGCCGTCCAGGGATCCGTGGGCGAGGAAGTAAGCGAAGGCCTCTTCTGTGAGTTCACAGAGGGCATCACCGACCCCACAAATGAGGTCTTGCTGGTACTCGAAGTCGTCTGAGTTGAAGAAAGTGCAGCTCATTAGATCCAGTGATTAGGTGGTGGGCTAAGTGGAAGTGAGTGAAGCCAATAAAAAAGCGGCCTCTGGGGCCGCCTCGTGCATTGATGCAAGATCTAGGTCTTGGAACCTGAAACTAGCGCGTCTACCAATTCCGCCACATCCGCTGGCTGACTAGGTCACATGATCTAGCTGAGTGGAGCCTATCAGGCTGTGTGATGGTGACGGAAAGAAGCACCGTTAGTCACGCCTAGATGGCCACAATGGCCGATCTGAGCGCGTCCTCGGTGGGCTTGACGTAGCGCAGGGTGGTCTCGATGTTGGCGTGACCCATGAGGGTCTGGATCTGCTTTGGATGGCAGACCTCACCGAGCCATGTCCCGAAGCTGTGGCGCAAGGAATGCCACACGTGGTCCTCGGGGAGACCGGCATAAGCCCGAACCTTCTTGAACCTGCTGTAGAGCTGGTCTTTGTTGGTCCAGTCGTCCCTGAATAGGTACGTTCTGTCCAATCGGTTCTGAATGATGGGCTTGACCAGATCGTGCAAGAACACTGATCTGACGTTGTTGCCTTTGGTCTCGCGTCCGGGCTTACCGCCGATCCAGATCAGATCGTGTGCCGGGTCGTAGTCCTCGACTTTCAACTTGAGCAGCTCGCCTTGTCTGACCCCCGTATACGCGGAGAAGACGATGGCATCAGCTAGGTCAGGTCGTTCGAAGATCGTGGTGGCGATGTAGGCCATCTTCTGCACGTCCTCCTTGGTGAAGAACGTCAGGCGGGCCTCGCCTTCCTTCTCTCGCTTGACCTTGGGCCAGGCGAAGTTATGGAGCTCAGCCTCAAGGCTGGTCTCAAACACCGTGCGGCCTGCGGAGATGATCCGGTTGATCGTGGAGGTGTTGCGACCTTCGTCTTTCATGTCCGCGATGAATTCCATCCAGAAGGAAGCCTTCGAGAGGGTCTTCATAGGAGCGGACTTACCAACAGCGTTGGTGATGTGGTTGGCGTTGATCGCGTTTGTCTTGGCTGAGCGCAAGTGACGCCAGCGGACTTTAGTGGTGTACTGAAGGCATTCGCCCCAGGTTGCGGTCATTGCTTAATCGGCATGGTGAGCTGTTGTTCCACAAGGTTGACGAACTGCTCCCCCTTTGGTGTGAGGAACAGCTTCCAAGCCTTGTAGTTGGTGGGATCTTGCTCCCGCTTGATCATCTTGAGCCCTGATCGGTGCTCCAGCCTGTGCTGGGGTCCGAGCCAGGTAATACAGCGTGACACTGATGAT